TTCCTACTTTTGGCATTATAGTTCCTCTTTTGTTGTATATACCTTCAATGGTTTCTTTTTTCCTTTGACGTATATTTTTTTGTGAAAAACACCATTCTGTGTTTTCTTAATTGTAGCCTCGCCAATAAGTATGTCAACTCCTGCTTCCTTAGTTGCTGACTCTAAACGTGCTGCTGTATTGACCGCATCGCCTATAGCAGAGTAGTCAAACCTTGTATCAGAACCCATATTACCTATAACCGCATAACCAGTATTTACACCTATACCTATCTCTATGCCTAAGTTAGCTTCTGCCATACCTTTTCTTATATCTATTGCAGCTTGCACAGCTTTCTCTTCATGGTCATCTAAATCTAGTGGCGCGTTAAATATAAACATACCAGCATCTCCAATAAACTTGTCAGTCATACCGCCTAATTTTTGTACAGCATTAACTTGAACTGTCAAAGCTTTGTTCATAATCTCTGTAACTTCTTCTGGTTCTAAAGTTTCTGACAAACTTGTAAAGCCACGAACATCTGTAAACAAGAATGTGCAGTATCTTTTCTCCCCACCAAGTTTTAGCAAGTCTGGATTATCTTGTAATTCTTTAACTTGTCTTGGATCAAGATAATGCTCAAACTGTTTTTTGATTTGTTGACGCAATTTATGTTGTTTTTTGTAACTTAAATAGAAGGCAATAGTAGAAACTAGGATTTGACATACAAAAGTCCATGTAAAATCCAATAAAACACCTTTGGAAACGCTGTAAGCCTCTAAGAGGCTCGTGGTGAAGAGCAAAATTATAACTAAGCTTACGCCCTTAACTATGCTGAGATAATGGATTACAAGCCATGTCAACGACACAAAAATTCCGAAAATCACAATTTCGGCAGCTAAAGACCATTCTGGAATCCTTGGAGAGTTTTCTATAAGAATTGACTCGGATAATGCTGCTTGGATTTTGTGTGGTTCTAATAATCCAACTGGAGTTGCAATTTGTGGCATGATTCCTGGTGCTGTAATTCCAAGAAATACAAACTTACCTGCAACATTCATTTCTTGTAAATCAGTTTGTGGAGTATCTACCCAACTAATCCATTTACGACCAAGGTTATCTGTTTTTACTGGTGGTATTCCTCTAACTAATATTTCCTGTATACCATTATCATTTGTAGTGATAATGTAAGTTTTAGCTCCTGTTAATACTTTCAACACTTCTGTACCAAAAGAAGAAACATAACCATCTGGTGTTTTTAGTAGTAGAGGTATTCTTCTGACAAGATTATCAAGATCGGTGGGTGCAGCAGATATACCTTCTTTTATATAGTTAGTTCTAAGGTTGTGAGTATTCTGTACTACACCCTTGGAAAGCATACCACTAACATCAGGACCTTTGATGACAGTACCAACTGTTTTTGGGTATATTTGATTTGAGTATTCAAACGAAGCCAAAATAGATGTACCATGTAAGAAGGATTCTCTAAAAATCTTATCTCCACCAAATCTATCTGGATGCGGAAAGCTTACAACCCAACCTACGCCTATAGCACCAGCATCCATAATTTGTTTATGTATTTCTCCTAGCCTTTGTCTAGGTATAGGCCAACCACCTTCTGCATTTATATCTTCTTCAGTTATGTTTAGTATTGTGAAGTAACCAGAAGGATCTTGCTTAGGTACAAGATAGTCAAATACTTTTAGCTTTAGTATCTCTGTTGGTGTTGACTGATATAACAAAGGCAACACTAGTATTATAAGTATTGTGAATAGTAGTCGCTTCATTAATTACTTTGAGTGATTTTAATAGTACCACCTGTACCACCATTTATTTTGATGATGTTAGATGTGCCATCTTGTATAAAGATAACAGTATAGCTACCAGCAGAGTCTATATCTAATCTAGCTGTATCACTAACACTACGCATAAGCGTTAGTGTTTGTCCTGTTATAAAAGATGTTATCTGTGTGGATAAGTCTTGTCCTAACTGTGTACCAACTATATTGGTAGACGTGGCATCTTGTGCTAACTGATCTTCTTGTTGTATTTCTTGCAGCGCGTCTATGACATCTAGCAAGTCCTCTAGGAAGTTTACATCAAGGTAGTTTATATCTAACTCTGTAAACTCTAGTTCTTTTGTTGCGTCTAAAAAGTCCTCTTCCAAGAAGTCCTCATCTAAACCATCAAAGTCTAGTATGTTTTTCTTTTTGGTTTGTATAGACTCTTCTATAACCACTTCTTTTTTAGGTGGATTAACAATAAGCATATTGTCTATAAGTTCTAGTGATAGGTCTAAGATTACTGGCGAGCTAGGTGGTTTCTCAAAGACATCTACAGTTGTTGCCTGGTAGGGTTTGTTTAATGTAACCGTACCCATGGCTGTAGTCACTAGTATCTCTCCACTAGATATACCAAACTCATCTGGTAAAAGTATTAGCAATGATCTTCCAGTCTCGTCTACTGTAACTGTAAAGTCAGTCCCACGAATTGCTATGTTTGCTGTAGGTGTTTTGAGATCTATATTGTTTTTATCTATCTTATTTAGATTGCCAGTAATAAATCTAGCCGTACCAAGACCAAAGGTAATAGCCATTTTAGATTTACTGGGATTGGGGTCAAAAATATATTCATCAATAGTCAGCTGCGAGTTTTCTGTTAATTTAACTTTTGAATCATCTAAGAACGTAATAGCCATACGACCATTGGTAGTTATAGCTTCATCGTTCTGTTGGATGTCAAATTCTAGCTCGGCATTATAAGGCTTTTCCCTAAAAACACTAGCAGAACCTGTTAATTCAGATATGTTTCCTACGTCAACAGCTGGTTGAAACTCCGCCATCGTTTTGAACGACACAAACAGTACCGTTAGACCCAGTAGAATTAATCTGTAACCAATCAGCAGCGAGAGTTGACGACTGGATGATATTGAATGTTCTGCTGTTTCCTGTTTGGTCAAGGTAGAAATATCCTCCTGCATAGCCACTTCCTGTAAAGTTTACGTTGTTGCTATCCCCATCTACATCTACATAGTTAGTAGCACCATCATAGTTTATATCAAAATCAAAGGTGTTGTTGTCTCCGTTAATAATCCAGTCTAGGTCAAGACCAGATGCTAAAGCTGTTGTGCCTGTATCTAATGTAAATGTATTAGAGTTACCAGTAACATCAACATTGTAGTTGGAGTTATCTATACCGTAAGTATTATCTGGGTCGCCTTGTATAGTAAAGGTATTGCTATCGCCATCAAACTCAAAGAATCCTGTTACGTTATCTCCGTAGATATCACCAAGAAATTTATTAGTATTACCTATTTGGTTTATGTCTAGTGTTAAGTTGATGCCATCTAAATCTAGTGCTGTTAGCGTTCCAGCAACAGAGTTTAGACCACCAATAATATTAGATGATCCCAGTTGTTCTAAATCTATGTTAGCTGTAGAACCTGATTGGTCTACATATATTTCATTGTCTGCGGAGTAAGCATTTAAACTTAAAAACAATACTCCTAATAAACTGTAGTAACTTACTACATATGCGTCATTTTTGTTCATCAATATTCCAATATCCTCTGGTTGTTCCTTCTTTTATTGTTTGTAGCACAGCAGTTTCTATTGCTGTTTGTAGTGCTATATTGATTGACTCGTTTCTGACTAATCCGTTCTCTATTTCTACTAGTTCGGTGCTGTCAGTAATAAAACGAAATATATCTTGATCGATAGATGCACTTAGTATCGTTTTAGTTACTAATACTTCTAGTAACACTTTACCTGTACTTACAGATACAGTTCTTAAAGATATGGTTACAGTATCTTGCTTAAACTGCCTAGACATTCCTATGCCTAAGTATCTAGCACCTGCGCCACCACTCTTTATATTACTTTCATATGATATCACGCCACCTTGCATTATCAAACCAGCAAACAATAAGTCTGGTAGCTTCTGTTTGTTTTTGTTTTGTTGTCTAGCGCTTCTTATGATTTGACGTTCTTTGGTTACATGGTCTAAACCTACTCGCTCTACTACTTCAAAGAAACCATCATAGTTACTACCTGCGTGTTTTAAGGCTCTAATTAGATATGCGTCTGGTGCTTGGGTTACTGCTGACGAGAAGGTTGCATAGTTACTATTGCTTCTTCTTTGTCCTGTTTGGTCTGTAAAAGAACCTGCATAGATAGCTACGACTGGCTTCTTTTGATTAGATGTTTTTATGTTCGCAAGACCAGGAACAAGCAGAGAATCTATCTTTGCTTTTTCTATCTTTTGGAATGGTGGTAAGTTGTTTTCTAAAGGATCTACTATTAACGCACAGCTAGAAAGTAAAGCTACCGATAGGGAGAGATATAGTTGTCGTGTTACCATCTGAATCTGTAATGTTTAAAGTTATTATGCCGTCTACAACATTATACTCTATCCTATTACCTTCTAACTCTAGTACACCACTATCACTTGCTGTCTCGCCAAATAGGTTTTCTACTAACTGTCTTGATAGTTGTGCATAGATTCTTGACTCTAGGTTACGAATAAATCTAGCTAGTGTTGTGTTCTCTTTGTCTCTTTCTATCTCGTCTTGTATTGCTTTGAGTTCTGCTTTTACAGTCATCTTCCTAGTGTACTGTTGGTTCTCAATAGTAAGGTAATGTGCAGATGTGCCTATGCCAGAGAAT